AAGGTATGAAAGCAAAACTAACCTCTGCAAAAACTGCAAGAGACCCAGATTCAAGAATCAACAAAGCCCTTCGTCGTTGGAATTGTAATTAAAATTTATATTTTATGACTGATAATGTATATCTTGGTAATCCAAACCTTAAAAAGGCAAATACACAGATTGAATTTACAGAAGACCAGATTATTGAGTTCTTAAAGTGTAAAGAAGATCCTGTATATTTTGCTAGAAATTATATTAAGATCGTATCTTTGGATCACGGTCTAGTTCCTTTTGAGATGTACCCATTCCAAGAGAAGTTAATTGAAAACTTCCATAAGAATAGATTTAATATCTGTAAAATGCCCCGTCAAACGGGTAAGTCTACAACTTGTGTTTCATATTTGTTACATTATGCAGTTTTCAACGACAATGTTAATATAGCTATTCTAGCGAACAAAGCATCTACAGCAAGAGATCTACTTGGAAGATTACAACTTGCTTATGAAAACTTACCCAAGTGGATGCAACAGGGTATTATCTCATGGAACAAAGGATCTCTGGAACTGGAAAATGGCTCCAAAATTTCATCTAACTCTACTTCGTCATCTGCTGTCCGAGGCGGATCCTATAATGTCATCTTTCTTGACGAGTTCGCTTTCATCCCGAATCACATTGCTGATGACTTCTTTGCCTCTGTTTATCCTACTATTTCTTCTGGACAGAGCACAAAGGTCATCATAGTTTCAACGCCACGCGGTATGAATCACTTCTACCGCATGTGGCATGATGCTGAAAGAAGTAAAAATGAATATGTACCAACAGACGTTCATTGGTCAGAGGTACCCGGAAGAGATGAAGCATGGAAAGAACAAACTATTTCCAACACTTCAGAGGCACAATTCAAGGTTGAGTTTGAGTGTGAATTTTTAGGGTCAGTTAACACTCTCATTAATCCATCAAAATTAAGAAATCTTGTTTACGAAGATCCAATAAAAAGAAATGCTGGTCTGGATATTTATGAAGACCCAAATGAAGAGCACAATTACTTAATCACTGTTGACGTTGCTCGTGGATTAGGTAATGATTATTCGGCATTTATTGTTTTTGACATAACAGAGTTCCCTTATAAGGTAGTTGGTAAGTATAGGAATAATGAAATTAAACCTATGCTGTTTCCAAATATTATTCATGAAGTGGCAAGAGCATATAATGATGCATGGTTATTAATTGAAGTTAATGATATTGGAGATCAAGTTGCCAATATTTTACATTTTGATCTTGAATATGATAATGTTTTAATGTGTGCAATGCGTGGTCGTGCCGGTCAAATTGTTGGTTCTGGTTTTTCTGGTAAAAAATCCCAACTAGGCGTTCGTATGACATCTGCTGTTAAAAAGTTGGGATGTTCTAACTTAAAAACTTTACTGGAGGATGATAAGTTACTTACCGTTGATTACGATATCATATCAGAACTTACGACATTTGCACAGCGTCATAATTCATTCGAAGCAGAAGAAGGATGTAATGATGACTTGGCAATGTGTCTTGTTATTTTCTCTTGGTTAGTTGCACAGGACTACTTCAAAGAAATGACGGACAATGATGTTCGCAAAAGGATCTATGAAGAGCAAAAGAATCAGATTGAACAAGATATGGCCCCATTTGGATTTATTAGTGATGGATTGGACGAAATGACCTTTGTTGATACTGATGGAGATAGATGGTACACGGATGAATATGGTGACGTATCATATATGTGGGATTATAAGTAATGGACTTAGACGATCAGTTTGAACTAGAACATTTATTTCTTTCTGAACGTATTTGTAGAACTTGTAATATAAGAAAAAATCTAATAGAAGGATTTTATAGGACAAAGAAAAACAATATGGTTTCCTCTTCTTATTCTTATGAGTGTAAGGAGTGTACTATAAAAAGAGTTAAAGAATCCAGAAAAACTAAACAACCAAATTTAATGTGGGAATATCCTGACTGGTAGATTTGTTCACGCACTGTTTCCCCATTGAAAATAGTCTTTTTAATAAATATTTTTAGAATAATTCTGGACCTTTAGGAGAATTAAAGATGCCTCTAAATTTAGCATCTCCTGGAATTGTAGTAAGAGAGGTTGACCTAACTGTTGGTAGAGTAAACGCAGCATCAAATAAAGTAGGTGCTTTAGTTGCTCCTTTTGCCAAAGGACCCGTTAACCTCCCAACACTAGTTGAGACCGAACAAGACTTAATTAACAACTTTGGAGAACCATATCCAACAGATAAGCATTACGAGCACTGGATGGTTGCTTCGTCTTACTTAGCGTATGGTGGTTCTTTAAGAGTTGTAAGAGCAGATGACACCGATCTAAGAAATTCTTTTGCTGGAGCAGCTGCAAATATTAAAATTCTTAGTTTAGATGATTATAATAACAAAGGGTATGACACTTCAACTATTACTGATGTAACTGTTGCTGCAAGAAATCCAGGGTCTTGGGCAAACGGAATTAAAGTTGCTTTAATTGATGCCAAAGCAGATCAAGTTCTTACTGGTGTTTCTACAAACGTCAACTTAGCTACGATTGCTGTTGGATATGGAGTAACACAAGCAATTTCCTCAGTTCTTCCTGGAGCAGGAACAACCTCAGTGCTTGATGGATATCTTAAAGGGGTTATTACTGTAATTAGTGGGACTAACGTAGCTGTAAAGGTTCTTTCGCACGTTTCTGCTGCTGGAATTGAAACAGAAGTTGATTATCAACCATCTGGTGTTTATGCTTTCTCTGGATCTGGAACCGTTGCTATTCATACAACTGGCAGTTCTTCAGGTTTAACAACCACTTATACATCACAACTTGATTGGTTTGATCAACAAACAATTTCGTTAACTAACTCAACAATTAATTGGAATAATATTGCGGATCGTCCATCAACATCTTCTTTTGCTGCTGCAAGAAGTTCAAGGTTTGATGAAGTTCATGTTGTTGTAATCGACGACAAAGGTGAAGTTACTGGAAACGCTGGTACAATCCTCGAAAAACATCTTTCACTTTCTAAAGCAAAAGATGCAGAGTTCTCTGTAGGATCTCCTTCATACTGGAGAAAATATCTTGCAACTAATTCACAATATATCTTTGGTGGAAGTGCCCCTGCTGGAATTGTTACTTCATCCTTCAGTTCTAATTTCTCACTAGATACTGATACTGGATGGGATCAAGATGCTCAAGGAGTTAATTTTGCTACAACTGGAGCAAATACATTAACTCTTAGTGGTGGACTAAACTACAATGGTCAAACTGGAGTTTCAACTTCTGGTGCTTTTGCAGTATCACTTGCTGGTTTAGTATCTGGTTATGAATTATTTGAAAATACTGATCAGTATCAGGCAGACTTCCTGCTAATGGGATCGGCAAACTATGCAAAAGAAACTGCACAAGCACTCGCCAACAAATTGATTTCTGTTGCTGAAATAAGAAAAGATGCTATTGCATTCATTACACCATATAGATTAGCATTCTTAAATGATACTGCTGCTGGTTCAGTTACTGTTAATTCGGATGCAACAATTACTGATAATGTAATTAGTTTTTATTCACCAGTTACTTCTTCATCATTTGCTGTATTCGATAGTGGATACAAGTACATGTATGATAGATTTGCTGATACCTTCCGTTATGTTCCATTGAATGGTGACATCGCTGGACTGTGTGCTAGAAATGATATCAATAACTTCCCATGGTTCTCGCCTGCAGGAACTCAAAGAGGTGCAATCCTCAACGCAGTAAAACTTGCTTATAATCCAAGCAAGACTCAAAGAGATAAACTCTATTCAAATAGAGTTAATCCAGTTATCTTCTCTCCTGGAGCAGGTATTACACTCTTTGGTGACAAGACTGGACTTGGTAAGGCATCTGCTTTCGATAGAGTCAATGTTCGTAGATTGTTCATCTACCTTGAGAATGCAATCTCTGCAGCTGCAAGAGATCAGATGTTTGAATTTAACGATGAAATCACAAGAACAAACTTTGTAAATACTGTTGAACCTTTCCTCCGCGATGTTCAAGCGAAGAGAGGTATCTTTGACTTCAGAGTTATCTGTGATGAAACAAATAATACTGCCGCAATCATTGATAATAATGAGTTTGTTGCAGACATCTTCGTAAAACCTGCAAGATCAATTAACTTCATTGGTCTTACCTTTGTTGCCACCAGAACTGGTGTTTCGTTCGATGAAGTAGTCGGTACTGTTTAATTCTAATTAAAGGAACCAAAAACCATGGCAGAACAATTCAATAGACCCCCACTAAGAACAATCACTGGTTTCAAAAGTAAACTAGTTGGTGGCGGCGCAAGACCTAATCTATTTGAAGTAGAACTTGCTTTCCCTGATAATCTTGGCATTGCCAATGACGTAAAGGAAAAATCAAGATTCTTGGTTAAGGCAGCTGCACTGCCTGCTTCCAATATTACTCCAATTGAAGTTAATTTCAGAGGAAGAATTCTCAAAATTGCTGGTGATAGAACGTTTGATACCTGGACAATTACAGTCATCAACGATACCGACTTTATTATTCGTTCCGCATTTGAAAAGTGGATGAACTCTATTAATAAATTATCTGATGGAACTGGTCTTCAAAATCCAGTAGATTATCAGGCAGATGCATATGTTCACCAATTAGATCGTGACGGTTCAACTCTAAGAACTTATCAGTTCTATGATTTATTCCCAACTAACATTAGTCAGATTGATCTTTCTTATGAAACCACAGATACACTAGAAGAATTCACTGTAGAAATGCAGGTTCACTGGTGGAAGGCAATTGCTGGTTCAGTTGGTGGTGAAAGTATTGAGTAATAAATAGAGTATAACAAGTAGTTCACAGATTATAATGGCAAAACTTTTTGGTTTTTCAATTGAGAATGAGAAAAAACCCGACTCTGTAGTGTCCCCCGTTCCTCAAAACAATGAGGACGGGGTTGACCATTTTATACAGAGCGGGTTTTATGGTCAGTACGTAGATATTGAAGGTGTATATAGAAATGAATATGATCTAATTCGTAGATATCGTGAAATGGCACTTCATCCAGAGTGTGATGCTGCCATTGAAGATGTTGTCAATGAAGCAATTGTTAGTGACTTGTATGATTCTCCCATTGAAATTGAATTATCAAATTTAAATGCAAGCGATAAAATCAAATCAGTTATTCGTCAAGAGTTTAGACACATTAAGGAACTCATGGACTTTGATAGAAAGTGCCATGAGATTTTTAGAAATTGGTATGTTGATGGGAGACTTTATTATTTAAAAGTTATCGATGTTAAAAGTCCCGAAAGTGGTATTCAAGAAATTAGATATATTGATCCTATGAAAATGAAAGCCGTAAGGCAAATGAAAAAAGAACCAAATGATGGTAGAAATAACCCTTTGGTTAGAAAACAAGAAAGCGAAACTAATATTTTAAATACAGAGATTGAAGAGTATTACATCTATACTCCAAATCCAAGTTATCCATTGGGTAATTTTTCTTCAAGAAGTTCTAACGCACAAAAATCAATTAAGATTGCTAAAGATTCTATCACATATTGTACATCTGGTCTTGTAGATAGAAATAAGGGATCTGTTCTTTCCTATCTCCATAAAGCAATTAAGGCTCTCAACCAGTTAAGAATGATTGAAGATTCGCTGGTTATTTATCGTTTATCTCGTGCCCCAGAGCGTAGAATTTTTTATATTGATGTTGGTAATCTTCCAAAAGTAAAAGCAGAGCAATATCTACGCGATGTAATGTCTCGTTACAGAAATAAACTTGTGTATGATGCAAACACTGGTGAAGTTCGTGATGATCGTAAATTCATGAGTATGCTTGAAGATTTTTGGCTTCCAAGAAGAGAGGGTGGTCGTGGTACAGAAATCACAACACTTCCCGGTGGTCAAAACCTAGGCGAACTTTCTGACATTGAGTATTTTCAAAAGAAACTCTATAGAGCACTTGGAGTCCCAGAATCTAGAATTGCTTCTGATGGTGGATTTAATCTAGGTCGTTCTTCAGAAATTCTTAGAGATGAACTTAAGTTTTCTAAGTTTGTTGGAAGATTAAGAAAACGTTTTGCGAACATGTTTAATGATATGCTTCGTACCCAATTAATTCTAAAAAATATTATTACTCCAGAAGATTGGGAAAGAATGGAAGATCATATTCAATATGATTTCATTTATGATAATCAATTTGCAGAACTTAAGGAATCGGAATTGATGAATGAGAGACTTGGACTTGCAGCAACAATCGAACCTTACATTGGAAAGTATTATTCTGTTGAGTATGTTCGTAAAAAGATTTTACGTCAAACTGATGCTGAAATTATTGATATCGATAAGCAAATTGAAAAAGAAATTAAAGATGGGATTATTCCTGATCCAAACTCAGTCGATCCAATAACTGGAGAACCATTACCACAAGATGGTGCTGGATTAGATATGAGTATGGGTGAAGTTCCAACAGAACCAGATCTGGAGCAACAATCTGCTGACGTTGATGCACAATTGCAAAAAGATACCAAAAAGGCAGAGATATAAATAAAATATACTGTTATATAAAATTTTTATGGAAGACATTGTCGATTTGATTGCAACTGATTCTGCTGCTTCTGATATTACTGACAAAATTAAAGAACTTTTGTTTAGTAAAGCAGGAGAAAAAATCGAAGGACTTCGTCCAGCAGTTGCTAATACTATGTTTGGTGAGAATGAAGAACTTGATGCCACTGAGCCTAACGAGGATCAAGAATAATGATAACAAAAGTTTTAGCGAATGAATTAAATTTACCAACAACAACTGGTGCTGCAACTAGTTTTAGTGAGGCAACTGTAGTTCGTCTTGTAAACACTGATACAAATTCACGTATTGTCACAATTGTACAATCTCAAGACGGGACTGGTGTTGGATCAATTACAATGCCCCCAAATTCAGTTGAATTTCTTGTAAAAACAGCAAGTCACTGTGTATTTGCTAGTAGTGCTCTTGTAAGAGGAACAAAAGTAGGATTTACAAATTAAGAAAATGAAACTCATCACAGAAGAAGTATCAGACATTAAATTTATCACCGAAGGAAAAGGTGCCGAAAAGAAAATGTATATTGAGGGAATTTTCCTTCAAGGAGATATTTGCAACCGCAATGGACGCATGTATCCCATGAGTACTCTTTCAAAAGAAGTACAAAGATATAATGAAACCTTCGTTCAAAAAGGTCGTGCTCTTGGAGAACTTGGTCATCCAGATGGTCCAACTGTAAATTTGGACAGGGTATCACACAAGATTGTTTCTCTTACTCAAGAAGGAAATAACTTTGTTGGTAAGGCACAACTTCTCGAAACCCCAATGGGTAAAATTGCAAAATCTCTCATTGGTGAAGGTGTTACTCTCGGTGTTTCTTCTCGTGGTGTTGGATCACTTAAAATGACCAACGAAGGTCATAAAATTGTTGGCGAAGATTTTATGCTTGCAACTGCAGCTGATATCGTTGCCGATCCTTCTGCTCCTGATGCTTTTGTTCAGGGAATTATGGAAGGTAAAGAGTGGGTTTGGGAAGGTGGTATTCTTCGTGAAAGACTTGCAGAGCAAACCCAAAAGAGAATTAATACTCTCATTGATCAAAAAGTATTAGAAGAGCAAAAACTTTCCTTGTTCCAAGACTTTTTATCAAATCTTTAATTTATAAATAAATATAGATTATATTTAAAAAATCTAACAAACAAATGTCCGTTGGTAGCAATTTACAAGAAATGGAAAACGTAGTAACCAAAGGAGCAAAGGCAGCCGATCCCATGCCAAAGTTGGATCTGGATACCCCAGGTCAAACTGCAAGTTGGGAAGATCTTGGCGGACCAACTCCAGAAAATTACAAGTCCGACGATGATTCGGCAAAACTAAAAGAACCTAGTGCAACCCTTAAGCAAGTTAAGGATGTTGTAACTAAAGGTGCTAAGCCTGCCGAGGCAATGCCTGCTGGTATGAAGGAAGAAACTGAAGCAGAAGAGGATGAAGTCCTTGAAGATGCTGAGGAAGAAGTTCTGGAAGTAGAAGCAGAAGGCGAAGAGGTTGCCGAAGAAGAGGAAGAGGAAGAAGAAGTCGCTGAAGAGACTGAAGCAGAATTCAGTGTCGAAGAAGATGTTCAGGCACTCTTCACTGGTGAAGAGCTTTCCGAGGAGTTCCAAGAGAAAGCACGTACCATTTTCGAAACTGCTATTAAGACAAAGGTTGCCGAAGTTAAAGAGCAAATTGAATCTCAATACGAAGCAGCACTGATTGAAGAAATTCAATCAATTAAAGAAGAGTTGACAGATCGTGTTGATGCATACCTTGAGTATGTTGCTGATGAGTGGATCGCAGAGAACACTCTAGCAATTGAGCACGGTCTGAAGACTGAAATGACCGAATCATTCCTTGCAGGAATGAAGAGTCTTTTTGAAGATCATTATGTATCAATCCCTGAAGATAAATATGATGTTATCGAGAGTATGGTAGATAAGCTTGATGAAATGGAGACTAAACTCAACGAGCAAATTCAAAGAAATGTTGCTCTTAATAAGAGATTAGCAGAGTCCACATCCGACGTAATTTTTGCTGAGGTATCCGAAGGTCTAGCACTTTCGCAGAAGGACAAACTCGCTTCTCTTGCAGAAAATGTTGAGTTTGATAGTGAAGCTAACTATCGTGAGAAACTAGTTAAGTTGAGAGAATCATATTTCCCAACTAACGCTGGTACTCAAAGAAGCAAAACCGAAACAGTATCGGAAGAAGTAACATCTGAAGAGCAATCGATTCAAGAATCATATTCTCCAATGATGTCTGCATATCTTCAGACACTCGGCAGAGCTGCTAAAAAGTGATCTCTTTATCATAAAAAATCAAACTATAACACTTCCAAAGAGGTAAAATCAAATGCAAATGTTCAATACCGAGCATCTGCAGGAGAAGTGGGCACCAGTTCTAGACTATGATGGTCTTGATCCTATTAAGGATTCCCATCGCAGAATGGTTACCGCAGTTCTCCTGGAGAACCAAGAAAGAGCAATCCGCGAAGAGCGCGAATTCCTCTATGAAGCACCAACCAATGGCACCGGTTCATCTGGTGGCACCGCAGGTTTCTCTGCCACTGCTTCTTCCCCAACCGCAGGTTTCGACCCTGTTCTGATCTCACTGATCAGACGCTCAATGCCTAACCTGGTCGCTTATGACCTCGCTGGCGTTCAACCAATGAACGGTCCTACTGGACTTATCTTCGCAATGCGTTCACGCTATGCTAACCAAACTGGCGCTGAAGCATTCTTCAACGAAGCAGATACTTCCTGGTCCGCAACCAGTGCAAGCAGACTTCCTGGAGACGTTGGTTCTGGATACACCCAAAATGAGGGTGCTCTTACCGGCGGCGCAGTTGGTTTCGGTACTACCGCTACCCCATCAGCATTCAACCCTGCTGCTCTTAACCCAGAGGGTTCACAAGCTGCTGGTACATACCCAACTGGTCGTGGTATGGACACCGAAGATGCTGAAGCACTTGGCGACGGCACTGCTGGTGAATTCAACCAGATGGCATTCTCGATTGAGAAAGTCACTGTTACCGCTAAGTCACGTGCTCTGAAGGCAGAATACAGCCTTGAGCTTGCACAAGACCTTAAGGCAATCCACGGCCTGAATGCTGAAGCGGAACTCGCAAATATCCTCTCAACTGAGATTCTTGCTGAGATCAACCGCGAAGTTATCAGAACCGTTTATAAGGTTGCTGAGTCTGGTGCTCAAACCAACGTTGCTACCGCTGGTGCTTTCGACCTCGACGTTGACTCTAACGGTCGTTGGTCAGTTGAGAAGTTCAAGGGTCTTATCTTCCAAATCGAGCGCGATGCCAACGCAATCGCACAAAGAACTCGTAGAGGGAAGGGTAACATGATCCTCTGCTCCGCTGATGTTGCTTCGGCACTCACCATGGCAGGCGTTCTTGATTACACCCCTGCACTCAACGCTAACCTCAACGTTGATGACACTGGTAATACCTTTGCTGGTGTTCTCCAAGGTAAGTACAGAGTATACATCGATCCATATTCTGCTAACCTTGCTGCTGATCAGTACTACGTTGTTGGTTACAAGGGTTCCAGCCCATATGACGCTGGTCTCTTCTACTGCCCATATGTTCCTCTCCAAATGGTTCGTGCCGTTGGCGAGAACACCTTCCAGCCAAAAATTGGCTTTAAGACCCGTTATGGTCTTGTTGCCAACCCATTCGCTGAGGGTACAAGCGCAGGTCTTGGTCGCCTTGCTGTTAACGCTAACCGTTACTACAGAAGAGTCAAGGTTCAAAACCTCATGTGATTTAATTCACAAGATCATAACGAGAGGGGCATGTGCCCCTCTTTTTTTATCTAAATAAAAATAAAACCATTAGTAAGATGAAACCAACCCCAAGAGAAGCAAAGGTAATTCACGAACACTATGAAAGAGTAGTTGAGCATCTCATCAATGAAGGTTATGCTGCCGATAAAGATGGTGCAGATAGCATCATTCATGGTATGAGTGAAGAGTGGTATAATTTAATTATTGCTGAATGATAAATGGCATCTGCTTTTGACAAACAAATACAAAATAGAAATTTTCTTTCGCCAGTTGGGTTTAGATTTACCCTGGCAAAATATCCAAAAGTTTCTTTTTTTGTAACATCTGCTAGACTGCCAGAAATTACACTCGGAACAGCGATTCAACCATCATATCTTAAGGACCTCGATATTCCTGGAGAAAAGTTGGTTTATGGTGATTTTAATTTGAGATTCTATGTTGATGAAAACATGGAAAATTATATGACCATTCATAATTGGTTAACTGGTCTTGGATTTCCAGAAACCGCACAACAATACATCAACGTAACAACAAATGATGATGCTCTTAGAGATCCAAAAGAGGCATTTAGTGATGGTACGCTAAGGATTCTCAATAGCAATTATAGAGATACTGCTTTAGTTAAGTTTAAGGATTTATTTCCAATTGCAATATCATCTTTAGAATTTGAATCTTCAGATACTGACATCAACTACTTTACAGCAGACGTAACTTTCAAGTATACTGTCTATAATATCCTAGGAACTGACGGCAATCCTTTATGAATCTTGATGAAATTCAGGAGATGTGGCAGAGAGATTCTGTCATTGACCCTGATAATTTACACGATGAATCTTTAAAAATTCCTCAACTTCACGCAAAGTATTATACACTCTATAATACTATTACTCTTTTGCGCGAAAAAGCAAGGGAAACCTACAATAGAGTTAAGTTAGAACGTTATAATTACTACACTGGGAAGGCACCAGCAGAGGTTTATATTGAAGAACCTTTTCCATATAAAGTTAGAGATAAAGAGGCACTACAAAGGCATATGGATGCTGACGAGAAGTTGAACAAGATAGATCTTAAAATCCGATATTATGACATCATGTTAAAGTTCCTTGAGGAAATTATTAAAACAGTTTCAAATAGAACTTTTCAAATTAAAAACGCAATTGAGTGGAATCGTTTCCAATCTGGTTTCAACTGAGACAATAAATACCCATAGGTGATACTTATGGGTTATGTCTCATTTGGTTATTTCTAAAAAGAACGAAGTATATCTTCAAATAAAAGCAGAACCGCATGTCTATTACGAACTAGCAGATCAGTTCACATTTGACGTGCCAGGCGCAAAATTTATGCCTCAGTATCGCAACAAATACTGGGATGGAAAAATTCGTTTATTTAATACGCAGACTGGTGAGATTTATGTAGGTCTGTTGGATAAAATCACACATTTTTGTGAGACTCATAATTATAGTTTTGAATTTGTAAATAATAAGTTCTATGGTTTACCATTTGAAGTCAATGATATGATTTCAAAAGAAGGTGTAAAAGATTATATGAATTCTATCTGTAAGTATTCTCCCCGTGAATACCAAGTTGAGGGAGTATACGACGCCCTAAGACATAATAGAAAGCTGCTGATATCTCCAACTGCTTCTGGAAAGTCTCTGATGATATATTCGATTGTGAGATATTACGTTGAGAAAGGACAAAATACTCTGATAGTCGTGCCAACGACTTCCCTTGTAGAACAGATGTATAAAGACTTTGAAGATTATGGGTGGGATGTCGGTTCATATTGCCACAAGATCTATGCAGGAAAAGAAAGAGAGACTGACTCACAGGTTATCATTACAACCTGGCAGTCCATCTACAAACTTCCCCGTCAATACTTTTCAAGATTTAATGTGGTTGTTGGAGATGAAGCACACCAGTTTAAGTCTAAGTCTCTAATATCTATAATGTCTAAACTTTCAGATGCAAAATATCGTTACGGTTTTACCGGTACTCTGGATGGTACACAGACGCATAAGTGGGTATTGGAAGGTCTCTTTGGTCCTTCATATAAGATTATCAGAACAGAAGAACTGATGAAGAAGGGTCATGTTGCTAAGTTAGATATCAATGTTCTTCTATTGAAACACTCACCACATAAGTTTGAAAATTTTGAAGAGGAAGTCCAATACATTATCAACCATGAAAGACGTAACAAATTTATACGAAATCTTGCCCTTGATCTTAAAGGTAACACTTTGATTCTCTTCTCAAGAGTAGAAGGTCACGGCCAACCTCTTTATGAATTAATAAATAGTAGCAAAACTGATGAACGTCATGTGTTCTTTGTTCATGGTGGGGTCGCTACTGAAGACCGCGAAAAAGTAAGAGAAATCACCGAAAAAGAAAATAACGCAATCATTGTTGCTTCTTATGGGACATTTTCTACGGGGATTAACATTAAAAATTTACACAACGTTATCTTTGCTTCACCTTCAAAGTCTAGAATTCGTAATCTCCAAAGTATAGGAAGAGTTTTAAGAAAAGGCAACAATAAAACAAAGGCAACTTTGTATGATATTGCTGATGATATTAGTTACAAGTCAAGAAAAAATTATACACTCAATCACCTAATAGAAAGAATAAAAGTTTATAACGAAGAAAATTTTAATTATGACATTGTAAACATACCGCTTAAAAACTAATGGGAGATGAATTTCACGCTGCAATAAAATTAATTTCTGGGGAAGAAATATTTGCCCTTATCTCAATAGATGAAAATGATGGTGATCCAATTTTGTTGTTACAAAATCCAGTTATAATGAAAGTTTTAGAAAGCCCCCATGGAACTTATGTCAAAGTAAAACCGTGGATGGATATCCCTACCGATGATCTTTTTGTTTTGAAATTAGATAAAATTATTACTATGAGTGAAGTTAATGATAAAAAAGTTATAGGATTCTATGAAAAATATCTTAGAGATGAAGACGATGATGCAAGTGAATTTTCCGAACCAAATAAAGTAAATATTTCAAATAAGATGGGTTATGTCTCTTCTGTAGATGAAGCGAGGAAGAAACTTGAAAGAATCTTTAAAGGTATTAAAGAAAGCTAATGTCTCATCTTCAAACCTAACAAAGGTATTCTACTTAGATTTGCCAAAGTTGTCAAGTCTTTAAAATATGGTATAATATACATAACATTTTTTAATTGAATAACAATGTCATGCCAAAAAAGAAATCAGAACATTATGTCAACAACAAGGAACTTCTAGAAGCATTGATCGTTTATAGATCAAAAGTAGAAAAAAGTTTTTTTGAACTCAATGGTAGAGAACCTACTAGAGAAGATAGAGCAAAGCATTGGAAAGGTAAACCAACCATTCCAAATTATCTTGGAGAATGTTTTCTCAAAATCGCAACTCATCTTTCTTATAAACCCAATTTCGTGAACTACATGTTCCGCGATGATATGATTTCTGATGGCATAGAAAATTGTATTCAATATATTCACAATTTTGATCCAAGTAAAAGTACAAATCCCTTTGCTTACTTTACCCAAATTATTCACTACGCATTTTTGAGAAGAATACAAAAGGAGAAAAAGCAATTAGAAATCAAAACTAAGATTATTGAGAAGACTGGTTTTGATGAGGTTATGATGGTTGACGATAGCTTGCTTTCTGGGCATAGTTCAGACTATAATAGTATTAAGGACGCTATTCAGTATAAATCTCGATGAAGGTTGCCATAATTACGGATACCCATTACGGTGCCAGAAAGGGTTCAAAACATCTACATGACTATTTTGAACTCTTTTACAACAATGTTTTTTTTCCTGCTATGGAAAAGCATGGAGTAAAAACAGTCATTCACATGGGAGATGCTTTCGATAGTCGCAAATCTATTGACTATCAAAGTCTTGAATGGTCAAAGAGAGTTGTTTTTAATCCTTTGAAAAAATACGATGTTCATATGATTGTTGGTAATCATGACACGTACTATAAAAACACGAATGAAGTCAATTCACCAGAACTTCTTCTTCAAACTTATACCAACATTAAAACTTATAGTAAAGCCACTGAAGTAAATGTTGGTGGATTAGATATTTTATTTTTACCCTGGATTAATCAAGAAAATGAAGAATCATCTCTTAAAACTATCAAAAAGACTTCTTGCAAGGTTGCGATGGGGCACCTTGAACTCCAAGGATTTAGAGTTAATAGACAACTCATCATGGAGCATGGTTTGCAAAGCGAACTATTTGAGGAGTTCAGTCATGTCTTCTCGGGACACTATCACACTCGATCGTCTGATGGAAAAGTCTTCTACCTAGGCAATCCTTATGAGATGTTCTGGACTGATGTGAATGATACTCGTGGGTTTCATATTTTTGATACAGAAACTCTAGAGTTAACTCCTATCAACAATCCATATAAGATGTTTTATAACATTTATTATGAGGATACTCCGTATCAAATGTTTGACGCTACGGAGTATGAGAATAAAATTGTTAAAGTTGTTGTCCGTAAAAAATCAAATCCAAAAAACTTTGAGAAATTTATTGATAAACTCTATTCAGTAGGAGTTCAGGATCTAAAGATCATTGAGAACTTTGAAATTCAAGAGAGTGAAGATTTCGAAGTTGGTGAAGATGAGAACACTATGACAATCTTAAATAGATATATTGAGGAGTCTGAAGTATCTCTAGATAAGGATAAAATCAAAAATATCTTTCAGAGTATTTACAGAGAGGCGTGTGAAGTAGAGTAATGTTTCTTTTAGCAGTCAAAGACCGCAAAGATGATGGTGCTTATGCTGTAATTGACCAAAATGGAGATAAAGTTCTCTTTTTGTTCGAAGAAGAGGATGATGCCACTCGTTACGCCATGATGCTTGAAGAACAGGAAGATTCTGAAATGGACGTTGTAGAAGTTGACGATGCCCTTGCCATAAAAACTTGTAGGATGTATAATTACAAGTATGCTGTGATCACACCAAACGATATCGTTATTCCCCCTAAATTGAATGATAACCTTTCACAAGATTAAATGGAAAAACTTTCTCTCTACCGGAAATCAGTGGACAGAGGTTAACTTTCAAAAAAATAATACGAATCTTATTATCGGAACAAATGGAGCTGGCAAGTCAACCATTTTGGATGCGTTGACTTTTGTTCTCTTCAATAAACCATTTCGTAAGATTAATAAACCACAACTTCCAAATACAACTAATGAAAAAGATTGTTGTGTAGAAATTGAGTTTACTACAAATAATCGCCATTATCTTGTGCGTCGTGGTATCAAACCAAATATCTTTGATATTGAAGTGAATGGATCTCCACTGCACAAAGAAGCAGATGATCGTGCCAATCAAAAAATTCTGGAAGAAAATATTCTTAAAGTGAACTATAAGTCTTTTACTCAAATTGTAATTCTTGGTAGCAGCACTTTTGTTCCATTTATGCAGTTAACTACTGCCAATCGTCGAGAGGTCATTGAGGACCTTTTAGATATTCGTATTTTTTCTGCGATGAATGGAATTATCAAGGATAAAATCCGCACGCAAAAGGATCAAATAAAATCTTTAGAACTTAAGAAGCAAACTCTTAAAGAAAAAGAGCAGATGCAACGAGAGTTCATTGAAGAGCTAGAAAACCGTGGCAATGCCAATATTAATGCCAATAAAGAAAAGATTGTCAACTTAGATAAAGAAGTTGGTGTTTATATGGATGAGAATGCTCGAACAGAAGAGCAGGTATATTCTCTTACGAAAGAACAAGAAGAGGTTATTGGTGCTGGCGATAAGTTAGTAAAACTTAACAATCTTAAGGGTAAAATTTCACAAAAGGTAAGCACAATTACCAAAGAACATAAGTTTTTCGCCGAAAATACGGTATGCCCTACTTGTACGCAAACTATAGAAGAAGAGTTTCGGTTAAATAGAATTACAGACGCTCAAAATAAGGCAAAGGAACTTAAGGAAGGTTACGAAGAACTCGAAAACACTATCAAGTTCGAACAGGACAGAGAGCGTCAATTCACTGCACTTTCTCAGGAGATTACAAAGTTAACGCATGGCATTTCTCAAAACAATACTCGAATTAGCCTCAACCAGAGACAAATCAGAGATCTTGAGCATGAAATTCAAACTATTACCGAAAACCTTGCAAACCGAAATTCTGAACATGAGAAGCTAGAAGAGTTTAGAGAAAATCTCCAAAAAACATTTGAATACTTAGCAGACAAAAAACAGGAAATCGTTTATTACGATTTTGCCTATTCCCTACTCAGGGACGATGGCGTTAAGACGAAGATCATTAAGAAGTATCTTCCGTTCATAAATCAGCAGGTGAATCGTTATCTACAGATGATGGACTTTTATATTAATTTCCATTTGGATGAAGAGTTTAACGAAACGGTAAAATCACCCATCCACGAAGACTTTTCTTATAGTTCCTTCAGTGAGGGTGAGAAAATGAGAATCGACCTTGCCCTTCTCTTCACCTGGAGAGAAGTCGCTAGAGTCAAAAACTCCGTTAATACCAATCTGCTGATTATGGATGAGGTGTTTGATTCCTCACTTGATGGATTTGGAACCGACGAGTTCCTTAAGATTATTCGTTATGTCATTAAGGATGCTAATATTTTTGTGATTTCCCATAAGGCAGACCTTCATGACAAATTTGAAAGTGTCATAAGGTTTGAGAAAGTCAAAGGTTTTTCCCGTATGGTATCTTCACAGGCACAAGGAGAATGAACACCCCAAACTGGCAACACCATTCCAAGAAGGAGCAGAAGCGGAAACTGAAACCGCAAGCACTCCGACAAGCAAAGGCACGACTGATCCACTTTAAAAAGCGGCACATGACCTCCCCCAAAAAGGGAGGTTCTTCTGTATTATACGTTCATATGATTCAAGTCAAATGACCGTTCGCCACGAAATCAAATCTCAACTTGCCAAACTGCTTGCCACTGAAGATCTTGTGGTTGAGCACAAGAAAGTAGAGACTGCTCAGTTTAATGTTCATACTCGTGTTCTTACTTTGCCAATGTGGGAGAAGGCAAGCAATACCGTGTATGACCTGCTGGTTGGGCACGAGGTCGGACACGCTCTCTATACACCTGATGAAGATTGGTTGAAGACTCACAAGATTCCCCCGCAGTTTGTGAATGTGGTGGAGGATGCCCGCATTGAGAAACTGATGAAGCGTCGTTATGCTGGTCTTTCCAAGACCTTCTATAAGGGATATGGAGAACTTGCCGAGCAAGACTTCTTTCAGATTGCTGATGATGATCTGAGCACTTATAACCTTGCTGATAAAGTTAATCTCTATTATAAGATTGGTAATTTTGTAGATATTCCTTTTGAGGATGATGAAAAGGAACTTGTTTCCCTGATTGGAGAGACTGAAACCTTTGCCGATGTTCTGATTGCTGCAGAAGCACTTTATAAGTATTGTAAGCAAAAGCAGCAAGAAGAAACCAAGACTCCAATGGATTCACTTGAGTCGCAGAGTCAAGGTTCTAATCAACCTGCTTCTGACTTCTCTGACCAGATGGAAGGTGAGAATGACCAGCAGGAGCAACCTGGTGAGACTGATTCTTATGGTGGCACTGCCGAACAGGAGCAACAGAAACCTACTTCTTCTGGTGGAGAAACCAATGAAGAACCCGAAGTGAAAACTATGGAATCCCTTGAGGAAGCACTCAAGGACTTGGTTGACCAGAGTGGGCAAGAGAATGTTTACCTTGAGTTGCCCAAACTTGACTTGGATAAAGTTATTGTTCCTAATGCTGAAATCCATGATAAGTGTAAGCAATACTGGAATGCTTGGGTTGAAGAACGGGAAGTTTCCACCGAAGAAATCTTTGGTGAAGTTGATAAAAACTTTGTAGAGTTCAAGCGTTCGGCACAGAAAGAAGTCAACTATCTGGTGAAAGAGTTTGAGTGTCGCAAGGCAGCAGATTCCTATGCTCGTGCTACCACTGCCCGCACTGGTGTGTTGGACTGTACCAAACTTCACACTTACAAATACAACGAAGACCTCTTTAAGAAAGTCACCACTCTTGCCGATGGTAAGAATCATGGTCTGGTGTTTATCCTTGATTGGTCTGGTTCTATGAGTGATGTAATGCTGGATACTGTCAAACAACTGTTCAACCTTGTGTGGTTCTGTAAAAAAGTTGCAATCCCATTTGATGTTTATGCCTTTACCAGTGATTATCCTCTGGTAAAGTATGATGAGGATAACAAGGCAAATATCCGTGAACTTGCCTATACCAAGAAAGATGGTCTTGTTCAGGTTGGTGAATGGTTTTCGCTGATGAATATGCTCACCAGCAAGACCAATGTCAAAACTTTGGAAGAGCAGATGAAAAATATCTTCCGTCTTGCTTCTGCTTTCCGTTACAACTCTTTTGTCCGTTATAACATTCCTTATGGTTTGAGTCTTTCTGGCACTCCGCTGAATGAGACTTTGATTGCTCTTCACCAGATTCTTCCCAAGTTCCAGCAAGAAAACAAACTTCAAAAAGTTCAGTGTGTTGTTCTAACCGATGGTGAGGCAGCAATGCCAAAGTATCACCGTGAAGTTCAGCGCCGCTGGGAGGAAGACCCTTTTCTGGGCACTGGTTACATTGGACATAATTCTTTCCTGCGTGACCGCAAGACTGGAAATACCTATTCACTTGATTGTGAGTGGTATGAGTTTACCGATGTTCTCCTTCAAAATCTGCGTGATAAGTTTAAGGATATGAACTTCATTGGTATTCGTGTGCTTGAAGGTCGTGATGCTGGTTCTTTTATCCGCCGTTATTGTGGATATTATGGTCCAGACTTTGAAAAAACCATGAGCATTTGGAAGAAAGAAAAGGCATTTACGATTAAGAAGTCTGGGTATAATGCTTACTTTGGACTTTCAGCAAATGCTCTCGCACAAGACTCCGAGTTTGAAGTTGCCGAATGTGCGACCAAGACTCAAATTAAATCTGCTTTTGTAAAGAGTCTTAAGTCCAAGAAAATGAACAAAAAGATTCTTGGAGAGTTTGTGGAACTCGTTGCCTGATAAATATTTGAAAGAATTCTAATAAGTCTAATGAGTAGATTTACAGATTTGTTTCAGCAACCAGAACCAGTTGCCGAACCAGCACCAGAGCCTGTAAAGGAAGTAGTTGAAGAAAAGGTAATTCCCATTACCAAGGCTTCAAAGAAGAAAAAATTCACTATGGAGTGATAGACCACTTTCCAAACTGTCCACTGGGGGTCCTTGTGACCCCCTTTTCCGTATATAATAACTTCAGTTAAACAAAACCACTCAATGACCATTTCCGCTGACTACATCCGCACTTCTCTCCAAGCAGTGTATGGGGAGTCCGTGACTGCTGCTGATATTCGTGCCTGGTGTGCTATGAACGGTGCCAACTACCAGACTGTTACCAATAAACTCAACGATTACAAGACTGGTCGTGGTAAGTGGAACCTGACTATCCAGGAAGCACGAGAGCAGTTTGAGCAAGTTGTAAAAGCACCTGCCGCTATTCCTGCTATTGAGCAAAATCTTATCCCTGAAAAAGATGATACCTTCGTCAAGTTTGGTAACTTTGGTGATGTTCGCAAGATTATTGAGTCCCGTCTTTTCTATCCTACTTTCATTACGGGACTCTCTGGTAATGGTAAAACTTTCTCTGTTGAGCAAGCGTGTGCCCAACTCAAGCGTGAACTGATTCGTGTCAACATTACGATTGAGACTGATGAGGATGACCTGATTGGTGGTTTTCGTCTTGTTGACGGCAACACTGCCTGGCACAATGGTCCTGTGATTGAGGCACTTGAGCGTGGTGCTATTCTCCTGCTGGATGAGATTGACCTTGCTTCCAACAAGATTCTGTGTCTCCAGTCCATCCTTGAAGGTAAGGGTGTATTCCTTAAAAAGATTGGTCGCTGGGTCAAACCTGCCGCTGGTTTCAATGTGATCGCCACCGCAAATACTAAAGGTAAGGGTAGTGATGATGGACGCTTTATCGGCACCAATGTTCTTAACGAAGCATTCCTTGAGCGTTTCCCTGTGACCTTTGAGCAGTCCTATCCTGCTCCTGCGACTGAACAGAAGATCCTTGAGGGCATTGCTTTGGATCTGGGTATGGAAGACCGTCAGTTCTGTAAGCGCCTGGTTGATTGGGCGGACGTGATCCGCAAGACGTTCTATGATGGTGGTATTGAAGAAATCATCAGCACCCGTCGTCTTGTCCATATTATTCGTGCTTACAGTATTTTTAACGACAAGGCAAAGGCAATTCAGGTTTGCGTCAATCGTTTTGATGATGAGACCAAGCAATCTTTCTTGGAACTCTACGATAAAATTGATGTTAATTTCCAAATGCCCGTTGACCACGAAGCACCTTTCTGATATAATTGGGGAAGGTAAAAAAGTGCCTTCCCTTATTATGGACGAGTATCCTTATTCAATGAACGATTTTACTATTAGTATGAACGAAGACATTATTAAACAATCTCCCAGTACTCCATGGAAGTATAACGAAGAAGAAATCGTAAAAGAACTCCTTGAGTACATCCGTGGAACTTATAATCAACACTATTCCGCTGGTGATCAGAAGATTCAAACTCTAGATCTGATTGAAGCGTGTGGTGATGGTGAAGCATTCTGCCGTAGTAACATCCTTAAGTATGCTTCCCGTTATGATAAGAAGGGCAGTGCTCGCCGTGACATTATGAAGATCCTTCATTATGCTGTTCTTCTTTTGAACTTCAATGATAAGAATGCCGTCCGTGAAACCTACAATCAATGAACAACATGAAACTCTCTGACAACACCCTGACTATTCTTAAGAACTTCGCAGGTATCAACAACTCTATTCTTGTGAAGCAGGGTACTCGTCTTCGCACCATCTCTGTTGCCAAGAATATTCTTGCCGAAGCAGATATTACTGAAGAGTTCCCCCGTGACTTTGCCATTTATGATCTCAACCAGTTTCTTAATGGTTTGAGTCTTCACCAGGACCCTGACCTTGATTTCAAAGAGGATTCCTATCTTTCCATCAAAGAAGGCAAGCGTAGGGTGAAGTATTTCTTTGCCGATCCTAATGTGATTATCTCTCCCCCAGATAAAGATATTCAACTTCCTTCACAAGATGTTTGTTTCCAACTTGACAGTGCTTCTTTGGAGAAACTGGTCAAGGCAGCAGCAGTTTATCAACTCCCAGACCTTTCTGCGATTGGTGAAGCAGGTGTAATCAAACTGGTTGTGCGTGATAAGAAGAACGATACTTCCAATGAATATGCCATTGTTGTTGGTGAAACCGACCAAGAGTTTACTTTCAACTTCAAAGTGGAAAACATCAAAATCATTCCTGGTGCCTACGATGTAGTTGTGTCTTCTAAACTTTTGTCACAGTTCACCAATACTCGCTACAACCTTAAGTATTATATTGCCCTGGAACCTGATTCTACTTTTGGATGAACATCTTCGTAACTTCTCCTTGGCCCGCAGAGAGTGCCATTTGTCTCCCTGATAAACATGTAGTTAAGATGCCTTTGGAATGCTGCCAAATGCTTTCCATTGTGGCATCTGAAAAATGGGGTCACGGGTATGGTCCTTTGCTTAAGACTGACAACACTCCCTACAGAACTGAAAAGGGTGCGTTTCGTAATCATCCCTGTACCAAATGGGCAATGGATAGTATCCACAATGCCTATTGGTTGATTAAGCATGGACTTAACTTGTGTGATGAATACACTTTGAGGTATAATAAAATCCACTCCTGCTACAAGACACTTGTAGATGCCTTCTATTTGTTTCCAAGGGGAAAGATTACAGAAGTAACTCCATTCGCTCGTGCCATGCCCGAAGAATGGAAATATGACGACAGCATTGATACATTCACTGCTTACAAAATGTATATCGCATCCAAACCTTGGGTTGCTGATAACTATCTGCGTATGCCAGAGCGTAAACCAGAATGGGTATGAAATACGAGAAAGGCACCTTTTTTCTTGACAGATATACACATAAAGTGTATATTTTTGATGGGAAAGAATGGTGGGAAATTGTCCCAAGTTCTTATTTGAAAAAACCTGATTGGACTTAATTATGAATAGTGATTTTATTTGGGTTGAAAAGTATCGACCCAAAACGATTGAAGATTGTATTCTCCCAGAGTCTACCAAGACTATGTTTAGGGAGTTTCTAAATAAGGGCGAAATTCCTAATATGCTTCTTGCTGGTCCTCCTGGTATTGGCAAGACTACTGTTGCTAAAGCACTTTGTAACGAACTGGGAGTAGATGTTTATGTCATCAATGGATCCGACGAAGGTAGATTCCTCGATACTGTCCGAAACAATGCGAAAAACTTCGCTTCGACCGTCTCACTTTCGTCAGATGCTAAACACAAAGTCGTCATCATTGACGAAGCAGATAACACAGGGAACGATGTACAACTCCTTCTACGGGCGTTTATTGAGGAATTTGCTGGTAATTGCCGTTTCATCTTTACCTGTAACTACAAGAACAAGATCATCGAGCCCCTTCATAGCAGATGTGCCGTCGTTGACTTCTCAATCAAAGGGAAAGAAAAAACCGCACTGGCAGGATCCTTCTTCAAGCGTTTACAAGACATCCTGGATGCGGAAGGCGTCCGATTCGATCAAAGAGTACTTGCGGAGCTTATCAATAAACACTTCCCCGACTGGCGACGAGTCCTCAACGAATGCCAAAGGTACTCTGTGGGGGGAGAAATCGACTCTGGTATTCTTGCTTCTTTCTCTGACATCTCTGTAAATGACCTCATTAAACATCTCAAGGAAAAGAATTTCACCGAAGTCCGCAAGTGGGTGGTCTCCAACCTGGACAACGATGCTTCTAGTTTACTTCGCAGGATTTATGACTCCTGTTATAGTTGCCTTTCTCCCGCAACTATCCCTGCTGCCGTTCTTGTTATTGCTAAGTATCAATACCAATGTGCGTTCGTGGCTGACCAAGAAATTAACCTCCTAGCAGCACTAACTGAAATTATGGTGGAGTGTGAATTCAAATGAATGTAAAACTAATTCGTATGTGGTCTGGTGAAGATGTTATTGCCGACCTTATTGATGATCTAACTGATGTGGGTGAAGACGCTATTGTTATCGCCAACCCGATTGTTGCTGTTCCTGCTGGCAATGGCCAGATGGGATTTGCTCCTTGGTCTCCCCTTCTTAAAGGAAAAAATGAGGAACTAAAAATTACCAAAAAATATATCGTTTATATTGCTGAAGCACAAGAACAAATTGTAGATAATTACAATGATATGTTCTCAGTAATTAAATCTCCAAGTAAAAAATTGATTGTTTGATTATGAAAAATCATCAAGTAAAGTCCAAGTGGTATTATATTTTCTGGGGTGCTATGGCAGTTGCCGTAGTCGGTGGACAGATTTATGTCGGCACTGGATACCGTGAAATGGCAGAAGCAACCAAAGGAACTCAAATTCTTGTGACTTGTGAGGTTATTCCACCTTATACTCCACCAACACAAAGAGTCAATAAGACACGGGAGTTTGAGTAATGGGACTACTACAAATCGACTTTAAATCTCTTAAAGAAGAACCTGTAAAGACTACTCCCCAGAATGTAAGGGAAGCAAACGAAGCATTGTTTCGTGCTAAAATGACTCTACCTGCTGCCGCAAAACATTGTGGTATGACCCAGAAGGAAATGAAACTTACCTTCTTTGAATATTTGAAGTATCACCCAAAAGATTATGACCAGTCAAAAGAGTCTTAAAACTTGTTTAAGATATCCGGGCGGTAAGTCCCGTGCTTGTGAGAAGATGGGACCTTACTTCCCAGACCTTCGCAACTATAATGAGTTCCGTGAACCCTTTCTTGGAGGAGGAAGTGTTGCGATTTATATCACCAAGAAATATCCCAACCTAGATATTTGGGTGAATGATTTATACGAACCCCTTGTAAACTTCTGGCAGCAACTGCAGATGTTTGGGGTTGATATGAAAGATAAGTTGGCAGATTTAAAGACGGCAAATAATACTCCCGAGTTGGCGAAAGAATTGTTCCTTTCCTCCAAGGAGAAAGTCAATGACCAAGATGTGCCAAGCATTGATCGTGCTGTGGCTTTCTATGTTATTAATAAGTGCTCTTTCAGTGGTCTCACAGAAAGTTCATCATTTTCACAACAGGCAAGTGTCTCCAACTTCTCTATGCGGGGGATTGAAAAGTTGCCTGCGTATTCTAAACTGATTGAAAAATGGCGTATAACTAACTATTCCTACGACTATTTGTTGGATGGAGAGACTAGTGCTTTTGTGTATCTTGATCCTCCTTATGATATTAAGGATAATCTCTATGGGCGTAAGGGATCAATGCACAAAGGATTTGATCACGATAAGTTTGCTGCTGATTGTGATTTTCGTTATCCTATGCACCAACTGATTAGTTATAATTCTGACCAACTTGTAAAAGACCGCTTTAAGAACTGGAACGCTGCCGAGTTTGATTTGACTTATACGATGCGTTCAGTTGGTGAATATATGCGAGAGCAAAAATCTAGAAAAGAACTACTACTTTTTAATTATGGAATTGAAGGACTGGTTAAATTCGATCAATCAAACTAAGAACCATTTGATTGACGAAGACCCTTCACTTGAGAAGGAATATCCTCCCTACATTGTAAATCGTTGTTTCTCTGGGCATTTAGATTCAGTACTATTTGCGAATGAAATGAACCAGTATCATTTCCTCGCCAAGAAACTACAATATGACTTTATGCTAAATAGTCTGAGGAAAAAGAAGAGATTTTCTCCCTGGCTCCGCAAAGATACAATCAAAGATCTTGATTATGTTAAGCGTTACTATGGTTATAGTAATGAGAAGGCAAAACAAGCTTTGAGGATTCTTACAGAAGAACAACTTACTTTTATTAAATCGAAATTTGAAACTGGAGGAAAAAAATGAGTGTCGTTCAAGAACCTGAAGTGAAGTGGACGCCCGATCAAATGGTGGAAGTGGTTCTTAATGAACCTGATGACTTTTTGAAAGTGCGTGAAACTTTGACTCGTATTGGAGTCGCATCACGAAAGGAAAAGAAAATCTATCAGTCTTGTCATATTCTTCACAAGCAAGGTAGATATTATCTCGTTCACTTTAAGGAACTGTTTGCTTTGGATGGCAAACACGCTAACCTGACCGTGAATGATGTTCAGCGTCGAAATCGTATCGCTCAACTTCTTGCTGATTGGGGTCTGATTATAATCGTTGATGTTGCCAAGATTCAAGATATCGCTCCCTTGAATCAAATCAAAGTTCTTGCCTATAAGGACAAGGGAGATTGGATTTTAGAGACCAAATATAATATTGGATCTAAAAAGAAAAAGGTAGAGGATGCCGAATGATAAAGTGGGATAGGAGTTGACATCTCCCTTTTTTCTGTCTATAATGACAAAGTTGTTTATACACATATACACATGGCAACTCCTGAAACAGATTTAGATTATGCTGAATGGGTAACAGATCAATATCTTTACCATGCAGTAAAAAGTATTGATTCAAGACTTGGAGAAGGTTATGCCCTCAAAAATCCAAACTTGGTTTCGACAATGATTTCTTTGACTGCAGCTGAACATCATAAAGCTCTTGATAGTTAATATGATAACCGAATAAAAGAGTAGGGGATTCCACATCCCCTTTTTTATGCTTTCTTGTATAATTAGTAGTGGATGCCGTAAGGGTCCACACATTCAAACCTCGCTTAAAAAGGAGCTACAATAATGACGAACCTCACAAGGTATACTGCTGCGGATCTTCCTGCCCTGATGGAAAAGATTACTCGCAATAGTATTAACATGGACGAATATTTTGATCGTCTGTTTCATCTTCACGAAACTACATCAAATTACCCTCCTTATAATCTAGTTCAGGTAAATAACGTGGAATCTAAATTAGAACTAGCACTTGCTGGATTTAAGAAAAAGGAGGTTTATGTCTACACGCAAGATGGTAAACTTTTTATTGAAGGTCAAAAAGAAGATAAGGAAACGGAAACCAATTATCTCCACAAGGGTCTGGCTCAACGGTCATTTACACGAGCATGGACACTCTCTGACGATACGGAAGTTCGATCAGTTGATTTTGAGGATGGGCTTTTGACAGTTACTTTGGGTAGAATTGTCCCAGAGCATCACAAGCGTAAGGACTATCTCTAAATAGAATTGAATATCGTCGGCGCGAGGAGCACCTGGCAAAATCCAGGTTGACTCCTCCTTTTTTTCTTGCTATAATGAATGGAGGAATAAACTACTAAATGGCAATCAAACTAGCACTACTAAAATCTGGTGAGCAAGTAATTACCGACGCAAAAGAACTTCTTATTGATGATAAAGTTTGTGGATATTACTTTATCAAACCACATAAGGTTCGTCTCAATCGCCCTATCGTTCTCACCGAAGATGATGAGGTAAATCCTGACTCTGTTGAAGTAACTCTTTCTCCTTGGATTCTCATTTCCAAGGATGAAGAAATGGGTGTTACTGCTGACTGGGTTGTAACTATGGTTGAACCAATTGATGATGTGAGAGAAATGTATTTGGAGAAAACTAATGGAGAGACTGGTAAAGATTCTAGCACTAACTAACAATACAATTTTAATCAGTGAGATTGTAGAGGTTGGTGCCGATGTTGGGGAACCTGATTGTAAACTCACTAATCCCTTTGTAATTAGAAGTGACAAAACAATGGAATCATTCCTTTGTGATTATACCGCACAGGATACTTTTATGATAAGTTCAGACAAGATTCTGACTCTTGCAGATCCAACAGATGAACTTCTGTCCAAATATTATGATTTAATTGCCTGATGAGATTTTACACAAACGTCCAGATGGTCGGGGATCACTTCCTCGTTCGTGGTTATGATAATGGAGAACACTTCATGACCCGAGAGAAGTTTTCCCCGACTCTTTTTGTTCCTTCGAAAAGAGAAACTAAGTATCAAACTTTGAATGGAGAATATGTAGAACCTATTGAACCTGGATCAGTTCGTGAGTGTAGAGATTTCATCAAAAAGTATGATGGCGTAGAGGGATTTAAAATCTACGGGAACGATAGATATGTCTATCAATATCTCTCTGCTAAGTATCCAGAAGAGCAGATCAAGTTTGATATTGACAAAGTCAAACTAGCAACCCTTGATATTGAGGTTGCGTCTGAGAATGGTTTCCCAGATGTAGAGTCTGCCGCTGAGGAAATTCTTCTCATCACACTTCAGGATTATTCTTCTAAGGAGATTATTACTTGGGGTAAAGGTCCTTTCAAACTAAAGCAGGGTAATCACTACTACAAGCAGTTCAATAATGAATATGATCTTCTCAATGATTTTATTCATTGGTGGATGGATAATACACCAGAAGTAATTACTGGGTGGAACAGCAAGTTGTACGATATTCCATACATCGTTCGTCGCCTTGATCGTATTCTTGGTGAGAAACTGATGAAGCGCATTTCTCCTTGGGGATTGGTTACTGAACTGGAAACTTATATTGCTGGTCGTAAGAATATCTCTTATGATATTGGTGGAATCTCTCAGTTAGATTATCTGGATTTGTATAAGAAGTTTACTTACACCAACCAGGAATCATATCGATTAGATCACATTGCCAGTGTTGAACTTGGTGCTAAGAAGTTAGATCACAGTGAGTTTGATACTTTCAAGGATTTCTACACAAAGGGTTGGCAGAAGTTTGTAGAATATAACATCGTTGACGTGGAACTTGTTGACCGTATGGAAGACAAGATGAAACTCATCGAACTCGCTCTCACTATGGCATATGACGCCAAAGTAAACTATGAGGACGTGTTTTATCAGGTTCGTATGTGGGATACGATCATCTACAATTATCTTAAGAAAAGAGATATTGTAATTCCACCTAAAGAAAAAACCGATAAAGATTCCAAGTATGCTGGTGCTTATGTAAAGGAACCGATCCCTGGAAAGTATGATTGGGTAGTGTCGTTTGACCTTAACTCTCTGTACCCTCACCTGATTATGCAATACAATATTTCACCAGAGACTCTTCTGGATGAGAGGCATCCATCAGCAACAGTAGATAAAATCTTAAATCAATCCATTACATTTGAAATGTATAAGGATTATGCTGTTTGTGCCAATGGTGCTATGTTTCGCAAGGATGTGCGTGGATTTTTGCCAGAACTGATGGAAAAGATCTATAAGGATCGAACTGTTTTTAAGAAAAAAATGCTTGCTGCCAAACAGGAGTATGAAAAAACACCAACAAAAGAACTTGAAAAAGAGATCGCACGGTGTAATAACATCCAAATGGCACGGAAGATTCAATTGAACTCTGCTTATGGTGCCATTGGTAACCAGTATTTTAGATATTACAAACTTGCAAACGCAGAAGCAATCACACTCTCTGGGCAAGTCTCTATCCGCTGGATTGAGGACAAGATGAACCAATATCTAAATAATCTGTTAAAAACTGAGGAAGTCGATTATGTTATCGCATCTGACACTGACTCGATCTATCTTAACATGGGACCTATTGTTACTAAATTTTTTAGTAATAAGTCTGGTGATAAAATAGCAATTGTTTCCATACTTGATAAGATTTGTCAAGAAAAACTGGAACCATTCATCGAACAGTCTTATCAGGAACTTGCGGATTACGTTTCGGCGTATGAACAAAAAATGCAAATGAAGCGTGAGAACATTGCTGAACGTGGTATTTGGACTGCAAAGAAGCGTTATATTCTTAACGTATGGAACAGTGAAGGTGTTCAATACAATGAACCCAAACTGAAGATGATGGGTATTGAGGCAGTGAAGTCTTCTACACCTGCTCCTTGCCGACAGATGATTAAAGACGGTCTCAAACTTATGATGAGCGGAACTGAAGAGGATGTTATTAACTTCATTGATAGGTGCCGAAGTGAATTTAAGAAGATGCCACCAGAGCAGATTGCCTTTCCAAGAACTGCTTCTGACGTTGTAAAGTATCGTTCCTCATCCGACATTTATGTGAAGGGAACACCCATTCATATTCGTGGAGCACTTTTATTCAATCACTATGTGAGGGAGAATAAACTTACAAATAAATATTCACTCATTGCTAATGGAGAAAAAATTAAATTTCTCTACTTGAAAAAACCAAATATTATTCAGGAAAATGTGATCTCATTTATCCAAGATTTTCCTAGAGAACTAAACCTTGACAAGTATGTGGACTATGATCTACAATTTGAAAAGAGTTTTGTAGAACCACTCAAATCTATTCTTGACGCCATTGGATGGAGTGTCGAAAAAACTGTTAACCTTGAATTATTTTTTGCCTAATGGATCTTCCTATTGACGATAAAGAACTAGCAACCATTGTGAGTGCAATGCATCTTGGTGGTGATACTGCCCTTTATCAAAAACTTAAACTTGTGAAGGAACTGCGTGAGCAAAACCTTCCTTATAAAAAAATACTTCGTGAACAATACGGGATGGTAGCTTGATGGAAAACCTAATTGAAGTGAAATATCAGTTGAAAGAACACCAAAATGCTGTTCTATTTAAGTTCTTTAAAACAGAAGAAGAATCTAATTCGTTTAAAGAACAACATCCAGATTATGTTTTTATTGGAGATAAGTGATGGATTTTCTTAAAGATATCGTAAAAGAAATTGGTGATGACTACACTAAACTAGCATCAGACATTGATGAGACTGAGACTTATGTTGACACAGGTTCGTACATTTTTAATGCACTGGTTTCAGGTAGCATATTTGGTGGTGTATCTGGGAATAAGATTACTGCTATTGCTGGAGAGTCTTCTACTGGAAAGACTTTCTTCTCACTCGCTGTGGTTAAAAATTTTCTTGATACCAACCCTGATGGTTACTGCCTCTATTTTGACACTGAGGCTGCTATTAATAAATCACTCCTAGAAAGTCGTGGTATTGACCTGAGTCGTTTGGTTGTTGTGAATGTTGTAACCATTGAGGAATTCCGTAGCAAGGCACTCAAGGCAGTTGATATTTACTTAAAAAAACCTGTAGATGAACGCAAACCCTGTATGTTTGTGTTAGACTCTCTGGGTATGCTTTCGACTGAGAAAGAGATTACTGATGCACTGAATGATAAACAAGTTCGTGACATGACCAAATCACAACTGGTTAAAGGTGCTTTCCGTATGCTCACTCTCAAGTTGGGGCAGGCAAACATTCCAATGATTGTTACCAACCACACTTACGATGTTATTGGCGCTTACGTTCCTACAAAAGAAATGGGTGGTGGTAGTGGTCTTAAGTACGCCGCTTCTACTATCATATATCTCAGTAAGAAAAAGGAAAAAGACGGAACAGAAGTCATTGGAAACATTATCAAAGCAAAGACTGCTAAGTCACGTTTAAGTAAGGAGAACCAAGAAGTCAATGTCCGTCTATTTTATGATGAGCGTGGTCTTGATCGCTATTATGGTCTTTTGGAACTCGGGGAACTCGCTGGACTCTGGAAGAATACTGCGGGGAGGTATGAGATTAATGGCAAGAAAGTTTATGGAAAGGAAATCTTAAAGAATCCTGACCAATATTTTACCGAAGAAGTAATGCAGCAACTTGATGCTGCCGCGAAACAAGAATTCTCTTATGGAACGAATTGAGACCACAATTCTTAGAAATCTTGTATATAATGAAGAATATTCTAGGAAAGTAATTCCTTTTATTCAACCAGACTACTTTGAGCAGCGAACAGAAAAAGTCATCTTCCAAGAAATTGTTCACTTTATTGTAAAGTATGGTTCGGCAATTACAACCGAAGCACTTCAAATTGAACTAGAGAATAGGACCGATCTAACAGAAAGTGAAGTCAAGGAAGTGAGAGAGATTAGTTCTTCTCTCACCGATTTTCCAGTTGAGAAGCAGTGGTTACTTGATACTACTGAAAAGTGGTGTCGTGACCGTGCCATTTATTTGGCACTTATGGAGTCTATTAATATTGCTGATGGCAATAATGAAAAAAAGAATAGGGATGCCATTCCTTCTATTCTTTCCGACGCACTGGCAGTATCCTTTGATAATCATATTGGACACGATTACCTGAATGACTACGAAGCACGCTATGAGTCCTATCACAGAAAAGAGGATCGTATCCCGTTTGACCTTGAGTATTTTAACAAGATTACGAAAGGTGGTCTTCCTAATAAGACTCTTAACATCGCTCTTGCTGGGACAGGTGTTGGTAAGTCTCTATTCATGTGTCATATGGCTAGCGCCTGTCTCCTTAACGGACACAATGTGCTTTACGTTACAATGGAGATGGCAGAGGAGAAAATTGCTGAACGTATTGACGCAAACCTTCTCAATGTCAACATCCAAGATTTGACAGACTTGCCAAAGACAACCTTTGAAAATAAGGTTACTAAACTCTCCAAGAAAACTCAAGGAACTCTAATCATTAAAGAGTATCCTACTGCTTCGGCACATAGTGGACACTTTAAGGCACTTCTTAATGAGTTGTCACTTAAGAAGTCATTCCGCCCAGATATTATCTTCATTGATTACCTTAATATCTGTGCCTCTTCACGCTATAAGACAAACCTTTCTGTCAACTCATATTCTTATATTAAGGCAATTGCCGAAGAACTTCGTGGATTGGCAGTAGAGGCAAATGTTCCTATCGTTTCTGCAACACAGACCACTCGCTCTGGTTATGGAAATAGTGATGTGGAACTGACTGATACGAGTGAATCATTCGGTCTACCTGCTACTGCCGACCTTATGTTTGCTCTTATTTCCACCGAAGAGTTAGAAGGTCTTGGACAACTCATGGTGAAGCAACTGAAGAATCGCTACAATGACCCCACCATCTACAAGCGTTTTATTGTGGGTATTGATAGAGCAAAGATGAGACTGTATGATTGCGAACAGTCTGCCCAGAAAGACATACTTGACTCTGGGCAAGAAGACGAGTATAATGACTACGAAGACAAGAAACCCAAAAAATCATTCGAAGGATTTAAATTTTAATGGAACGACATATTGATTTTGATCGCTATCAAAAGTTTGTAGATGCTGTAACCTCTGACGCATCTACTGATTTTCTTGCTCTTTCCGACCGTCTGGTTCAACTGGATGAGAAAGGAGCAAACATTGAGCGACTACTTACTGCTGGTGTTGGCATCAATGCCGAGGGTGGCGAATTCCTAGAAATCATCAAAAAGATGGTTTTTCAGGGCAAACCTTGGAATGAAGATAACCGCCAACACCTTATTATTGAGTTGGGTGACCTGATGTGGTATGTTGCTCAAGCATGTATGGCATTGGGTGTTTCTTTTGATGATGTGATTGCCACCAATGTTAAAAAACTTGAGAAGCGTTACCCAGAAGGTGCTTTTGATGTTTACTTCTCTGAAAACCGTGCTGCTGACGATCGATGACTAAAGATAAAAAAGTAACAGTTAAAATTCCTGTTCGTGCTGCAGCAGCAGTTCGTCAAGTGCTCTTTGAAGCACAACGCGGATATTCTTATGATCATGTGCCTGAGCGTATTGTTGAACTCCGTGAAGTTATTGCGGATCTTGACGATGCCATTGGTGCTGTGGTAGAATAAAAACCACGACCCGAAAGGGTCGCTTGGGGAATTAGCTCAGTTGGTAGAGCGCCTGCTTTGCAAGCAGGATGTCAGCGGTTCGAGTCCGCTATTCTCCATTGCCCAAGTGGTGAAATTGGTATACACGCATGACTTAGGATCATGTGCTTCGGCGTGGAGGTTCGAGTCCTCTCTTGGGCAT